TCAGTTGTAAAGAGTGTGTTAAGATTCGGAGCTTGTTATTTTTTATTCAACGAGCAATTTGGAAACGCAGCTATCACATTCGCATTGGCCGAAGTGTTAGGAATTGTTGAAGAATTATAAAAAATAAATACGAAATGTCTTGTTTATATGGGAATTATTTCGTATGTTTATACTGTAGTGAGAGAAGTTAAGTTAATTTTTTTAAACCCCTTATAATATGATACATAGAGCAAAGTATGAAAGATTGTTAAAGAATTCAAAAGGTCAATACCGTTACCAATTCAATTGGGTAAGTGGTGGGTTCAATGATATTTGGGCTAAGAACCTTAAAGAGTTCAAAGTAGAACTTAAACGCCAGTTCGGTAATTCAAACTTAGATGTGAATTACAACACACTTCACAAAGCAACCGAAAGTGGTGCTAGAAGTTGGGATAAAGCTGGTAATATGTTGTGTTGGTAATAAATTAAATAAATAATAAAATATAAAAATTAAAGTTATGGGATTTTTTAGTTGGAAAACACAAGATACTGATGAAAGTATCGCTAACAGTTACTCTAATCGTGATACTTTTAGAGTTCAAATGATTGATAATGCTGGTAATGTATTTACCGAAGATGACTACGAAGGTTATGGCCTATTTGGTGGTAAGGATTACTATGAGTTACTTGCTGAAATGAACGGATTCGTTTCTGAAAAGTATGAGAAAGGTACAGAGGAATATACCGATGAAGCTAGAGGGTTTGGTATCAGTTTAGCTTTCAGTAAAGAAAACCATAGTGGTGTGGGTACTGAAGGTGTTTACTATCCTAACTTAATAGAGCAAGCCGATGGTTGGGTGTATGAAATGGCCGGACCTGATAGTTGTGATTATCAGGGTTATTTCTACGATGACACCGAATATGAGGATGATGAGGAAGATGAAGATAATTATTAATCATTAAAACAAATTAAATGAAAATAGAGTATAAGATAGAAGAGGTCAGACCTAATGTATTCGCTGTGATAGTGAAAGACCATTACCATAGAGCGATGCTATTTTGTAGAGTGCAAGAATACTACGAATCACCAAACCCACAATTCAGAGGTAAGAACTTTAGTATTTGGGATTACATTGAATGGTATAGTAGAGAGCATAGGGATGTGTTCACATATACATACGATTGGGGTGGATTCAATATACCTTTGAAAACCGCATACGATTGTTATGAGAAGTTAAGAGAGCACGAATCACCATACGATACGGAGATGGAAAGTATTATTCGAACTATTGAATTAAAGATGTTCAATAAAAAGAATACCCGTAGTTGGAACGCCTATATTATCGGAGCGGATTCTATTGAAAGTGATACCTTTGACCACGAAATTTGTCATGGTTTATATGCAACTAACAAAGAGTACAAACAATTGGTGGACGAGATTACTGAAACTATTGAGTGGCAGGACTACTTAGTATTTGAAAAGAACTTATTGGATATGGGATATACAGCCGCTGTGATACCCGATGAGATTCAGGCATACCTAAGTACTAACTATGAATATACAAAGTTTAGTAAAGGTGTAAGTAAAAAGAAATGTAAAGCACTTCATAAAGAATATCAAAAGGTGTTTGACAAATATTTATAGATATGGATGGATTAACAATTTTATCAATATGGGTACTATTAAGTTTCCCAATTGTAAGACACGTAAACAAACGAATGGAAGAATTGGATGATGAACTTAGATTTAGGACATCATTTCAATTGATTCTATTTGTTAGGGCTCAATTTGAAGTACCAAGATTTTATTTAAATAAAATAGCTAAACTCTTAATAAGATGAAAGGAAAAAAACTAACAGCAGGTGAAAAAGGTATGCTGGTAAACGAACAACGATTTTCAATGATTGTTGTATTGTGTAACATATTAGACTCGGAGCAGGGGGTAAGTAATTCAGTTAAATCAGCAGTTGCTGCATCTTTACTGAATATGATTGAAATGAGTTTTATACCATCGGATGATGATGTATTTGCTGATTTGATTAATCATTCTATTGATAACTTTTGTAGGAATGTGGAAGATGAAACTGGTATTGAGGATTATCGTGACAAACTATTAGAAGGTGTATCTTTGGCTAAAGATGTGATTAACAAAATCAATGAAAAAGCTAGGAGAATTAAGGAAGCCGATGAAATCCTTAAAGGAATTTGTTTAAACTAATACTTATATAAAAATAAAATATGGAAAAGAAATTAGCAAGAATAGTAAACAAAGGATTGGCTGGGGAACCTGAACACATCGTTTTTCAAATTAAAGATAATCTACAATGTGTGGATTTTTCTCAAATTAAATACGTTGATGAAAATGAAGGAACTATTAGAGAGGTATCTTTGGTAGATGCAGATTTGAATCAGCCTGAAATACTCCATGTTCTAAATGCTATGGGACATGAGTGTGAATTATCAATCAATGAAAATGATGAAGTAACCATATACTTCTAAAAAAATTAATATGTTACGAAAATTAGATTGGTGGTTTGATTATTACTTTGTGTGGATGTTCTATAATGGAATGAAGCAAGACCACTATGTGGAATATATGCGAAATAAATGGCCGGAAAAAATAAAAGATTTTGAAAATCCAAAATAATTTCGTATATTTGTACTTATGAGAATCACACACATTTCAGATACCCACAACAAGCACAATAAGCTTAATGGTAAATTACCCGGTGGAAACATATTAATCCATTCGGGTGATTTCACGTCTATTGGTAGAAAGCACGAAGTTGAAGGATTTATTAAATGGTTCGCTAAGCAGGATTATACACACAAAGTTTTTATAGCTGGTAACCACGATTTAGTTTTGGATAGCGAAAGATTATATGAAGCTAAATCAGCACACTTTGAATACAAAGAATATCCAACGCCAGGTGCAGAAGGTAAGCCTGAATGGTTAGTTGAACTATTGAGTAACTTACCCGATAGTGTTTATTACTTAGAGAATAGTTCTATTAAGTTAGAAGGTATTAACATTTGGGGTTCGCCGTATTCACCATCATTTGGTTATGGGTGGGCATTCAACAAAGATAGAGGTAATGATATAGCACAAATTTGGAATGGCATACCAATGGATACTGATATAGTAATAACCCACAGTCCTATCTATGGATATAATGATAAGACTCAAAACAATTATCAAAACGTAGGATGTGAAGATTTGTATCACCGATTAAAAGAGGTACAACCACACTTACACTTTGCCGGTCACATTCACGAAGCGTATGGTTGGAAAACTATGGGATTGACGAGTTGGTATGATTTACAAACATTCAATGGTTGTAGCTGTAATCTAAGATATGAGGCTGAGAATGCACCAATTACTTTTGATTACAATTTTGAAAGTGGTGAGATAAATTTTATATAATGAAAAAAGAAAAGATGAGGTTGTATTTGGATGATGTTCGAATACCAACAGAAGAGGGATGGGAGGTTGTAAAAAACTACGATGAGTTTGTAGCTCATATCCGAATGAATGGTTTAGAAAGTTATGAAGTAATTTCATTAGACCACGATTTGGGTGATACTGCTATGAATGAATACTATAACAATGTAAGGGATAATTATAAAATTGATTATAACAATATAACTGAAAAGACTGGGTTAGATTGTGCTAAGTTTTTGGTGGCGGAAAGTATGACTAAAAGTATTCCATTACCACAAATTTATGTACACTCTGCTAATCCAATTGGTTCGGCTAATATAATGGGGTATATCAACAATTACTTTATGAATTGTAGAATGCCACAAACCTGTATAAGAGTAAAAATATCACATAAAATAAAAGAGTAGAAAATAAACGTTAAAATGTTATGTTAAGCTGGTTAAAAGAAAGAATGATTCCAAAGTACAAACCAAATGAGAAAGAAAAACTCATTTTAGATGTTGTAAGTAATTTGTGTCAACATTCAGACACGGACATCCTAATGGCTCCTTTAAGTGGTAGATACTATCTAATCAATAAAAAGCTTGAGTATTGGGTAAGGGTTTATGATAATGGAGTTACCATTACAAATCATAAGTTTACATTCAGTAACACATCACCCCAAATGTTTCAAGATATGATAGTTGAATTGGTAGTTACTGCTATTGAAAAAAGTAGGGATGAATTTGAAACTGCAGTATTTCAAAATGAAGTAGAATTATTGGAAAACATTGTGGCTAATATAAAGCACACAAAATAAAATGTATTAAATGAAAGTTACGGCAATAATTCGTACTTGTAATAGACCTGAATATCTGAAAGAAGCATTAGTATCTGTTCAATTACAAACACATAAAGATTGGGAGGTTATTATTTTTGATGATGGAGCTACTGAAATGAATTTTTTGATATACAAAACTTTTAAAAAGGCTAATCCAAATAATAAAGTAATGTATATTACAACAGGCGATGCTTATGACCTTTTTAAAAACTCTTGGTTAATAGCACCCGATATTGCTGATGGCGAAGTTATGGTTAGGGTTGATGACGATGATATTTTAGCTAGTGATGCTTTCGAATTTATATCTGAAATATATTCTAAAAATCCCGAACTTGATTTTAGCTATGGTTCGTCTGTATTTTTTAATGAAGATGGTATTGTTAGTTTAATAGAAACTAAAAATCCATTTGAGCATGAAAAATCAAAAGATATGTGGGCTCCATATACTATACCAAATAATAATCCTTGGAGAGAACCTTGGATGTGGTATAGGGATTACTATGAGTATCCACAACCATATACATCAATAATACATGCAGCCAAAGCAAATCAAATGTCAATTTATCATACATACAGTATGAGAACTTCGGCGGTTAAAAAAATAAAACATAAAATTACAATGACAACTGATTTTGTGGATGATTTGGAATTTTTTGGTAGTTTAGATTACTTAGGTCTTGGACACAATTCATTGAAAAAGATTCTAACCTTTGTCAGAATGCATAATAGTGGAAAGGTATCTGATTATAATAAACAAATTTTTGGAAAAACTATGTTTGACGAAAATTTTAGGGTAAGGGATAAGGTGGATGAATTAAGACCATCCGGATTCTTTTCGAAAGTAGTGCCCATTCGTAATGAAAAAAATAAAAACAATGGTATTGATACAATTATACTTGATTATTTTAATGAATTGCAATCTAAAATTGCTTATGTGTTAGGTAATACTTCAAGTATGAAATTGGGTAATGTATCTATAAAGAAAATATAACTGATTGATTATCAATCGCTTATAAATGATTGATTTAGAATGGTTTATGTATATAAATGGCTATAATATATAGGTTGATATATTGACCTTATTAGGGTATTTTAGGGGAAATTTGGGGTGTTTCTGTACGTTCGGAGCCCGAAATTTCCCCTATTTTAGTTAAATTATTTTAAAATAAATTTGGAATACTCGGGTATTTTTCGTATTTTTACTTCGTAATAAATCTTAAAAATATGAACAAAATGCATGTTATTCTCCCTGATTCGTTTGTTAAAGGTTTAATCGTTAATGTTCATGTCTCAATTAACGGAAAGACAGGAACTAAACAATTAAAAGTATGTATGGTAAAAACCCGTTCAATTACGTTTATCGAAGTTGATAGGCAAAATCGCCAAAACATTTTCCGAAAAGTGGACCGTAAGGACATTGTAGAATTCAGACCCACTGCTATTTGCGAAATTAAGGTAAGGGATGGTATCTTACCTGTAAAGTGGGAGAGCAGTTGGGATTCAATTGGACAACCATCTAATTCAGTACAAAGTTATGGTAGGTTCGCTACGGCAGCTAGTGGATTGGCATCACAACGTACTAAACATTTTCCTGTTAATCATACAACAAATTCAGCTGCTGGTTTTCCAATGGTATAAAATTTAAGATATGAAAGTTAATGTAAATAATTTAGAGATGACAAGTTGTACGAAGTGTGGAGGTAATATGCCACTTTTACGTTACACTAAATATGGATATAAGAGTTGTGTTAATTGTAGTACGGAAGCTAGAGTAGGTGGTGTAGCAATTGCTAACCATAAGACTGGCAATGAAATACAAATTATGCCGATGGAAGATGCACAACGTTTGTATAGATTATCACAAAGAAGTGGATATGGAGTTTGTAAAGGAATGAAACATAATTAATATGATAGTAGGTATAGATAAAATAAAAGATATGGAATTCAGTTTTCCAATTAGGAATGCTGAAAAAGCAACGTACAAAGTTGTAAGTGTGAACGAATTAAATGATATAAAAACATTTGATGTTGGTAGTTGGGCAGCTGTTATTCTAGCCAAAGATACTAAACAATTAGCTTATATTATACCTGACCATATTGTATTCACCATTGAATATGATAAGACATGGAACAATACCTACAAAATATCAGCAGTTACATCCGATAATGACACTGCTAAAATTGAAGTTGGTAAGTTGGCAGTAAGTACGCCGGAAAACTTTTTTAAATCATTAAAAGAGGTAGCAGATTTAATACAATTTATAGTATAAAAAATAAAGATATGAAGTTAAAAACAATTTACAAAAAAACAAAGACAGGGGCAACCCAAGAGTGGACAATCGAAGTAGATGGTAATAAGTACCGAACCCATAGTGGACAAGTTGGGGGTGCTATCACTACAAACGAATGGACGGTAGTGTATGGTAAAAATATAGGTAAAGCAAATGGTACTACTGATAGTGAGCAAGCATTCAAAGAAGCTGAGGCTAAACGTACAAAGAAATTAGAGAGTGGTTACTTTGAGGATGTGAATAACATCAATGAGCAACAATACTTTGAACCTATGTTAGCAGCTAAGTGGGAGGATTACAAAGATAAAATTCAGTATCCTATTTTTTCACAACCGAAGCTAGATGGTATCCGTTGTATCGTAACTAAAGATGGTATGTTTAGTAGAAATGGTAAGGCAATCATTTCAGCACCACACATTGGAGAAAGCTTAAACTTTTTGTTTGAATCCAATCCTAACTTAATACTGGATGGTGAGTTATACGCTGATAAGTTCGCTAATGATTTCAACGCTATCGTTTCATTAGTTAAGAAAACTAAACCAACTGCGGATGACCTAAAAGAAAGTGCTAAAAACATTGAGTATCACATTTACGATATACCTTCTGTTAATGAAACGTTTGATGGTAGATTGGAGGCACTCAATGAATTATTTCAGTATTTTCCAAAATGTGTAAAGTTAGTTGAAACGCATATTGCTGATAATGTGGATGAAGTTATGGAATTGTATGGTGAATATGTGGATAAAGGTTTTGAAGGTCAGATGTTACGATTGAATGGTAAGTATGAAAACAAACGTAGTAAATCTTTGTTAAAGCATAAATCATTTGTGGACGAAGAATATACTATTTTGGACATTGTAGAAGGTGAGGGTAACCGAACTGGAACTGCCGGTTATATGGTATTTGAAACGGTAGAAGGTAAACGATTCAAATCAAATGTGAAAGGTACATGGGATGAAACGGCCGAAATGTTAAAGAGTAAAAAGAAACTAATAGGTAAACAGGCAACGATTAAGTATTTCAACTTAACACCCGATGGTATTCCTCGTTTTCCCTTTGTGATTAACATTGATAGAAATAGTTACGAATAATGACATTCCTATTAACATACATATTATTCATATCCATACTTTACACATTTATAGGATGGGATAAAATAATGCATAGAATCCTAATGTATAAGGATAAAAATTATTGGACTGATTACAATGTTATTGAGTTTTCAGCTTGGATGGCGAAAGCAATAATCATTGTACCCGGTTTGATATTTGGTATTGAAATATGGTATTTACATTTCCTTACCTTATTAACATCCTCACTATTGATTTGGGCATCAATGAGAAAGGATTTACCAACATTAATCATATTCAATACAATTTGGATAATGATTTCATTAACAATTATAATAAGAAATTTAGTATGAACCCATCACAATTAGCACAACAGGTTATAGCAAATTATCAAAAGCAAGCCGGTACAATTTACAATACACCAGCAAAAACAAAACCGATATTTGTAATGAGAGTACCATCTTCAATGGGTGCAGCTGAATTACAAAGTGTTAGGGATGCACTTTCAAAGGATAGTATTACAGATGATTATCATGTTGTAGTAGTACCTAGTTCCGATAATGATTTTGGATTTGAAATGTATAACGCTGATAAGATTGAAACACAAAAGTGGAATGAGTTAGTAAATCGTATTTTAAAGTAGATTTGGTAGTCTCAGGATTATTTCGTATATTTGTATAAATAAAATTTAAAAGTATAAAAGATGAACGTAAAACAGGCATTAAAGCAAAAGAACAAATTAGTAACTGAATTGAAAGCTCAATATCAGATTTTACAAAAGTTTAATTCGATTGAGGAAGGGAATCCTCGCAGGTATTCAATGGTAGATGTATTGGCTAAAATCGAATCATTATCAAATGAATTGGTGGAATTAAAAGCAAGAATCCACAAAGTAAACCAACCAGTTTATAACCAAATTTTCCTATTAGCTGAATTAAAAGGTCAGATTAAGGAATTAAAGAAAGTTCCAACGGATGAAGGTAAGCAAACCGAAAGGTATGGTAGTGTTCAATCCATCAAAGTAGTGGAATTGAATATAGTGGATGTTGAAAATAGAGTAGGTGAACTTCAAGATAGAATTGAGGAATTGCAGAATGAATTAGATATTCATAATGCAAATACAATCATTTAAAAAAATTGAGGGAGTGTGGGTGATGATGTTTATTTAATATAATCTTGCAATCCAACTATGACGCCATATAGCGGATGAACGAATAAGATAATGAAAATTAATAAACTTCAACAATGTTAGGGTCTCTTGTCGGTAACTTCAATACAATCAAAACTCTTTGAAACCCGATTATCTTATTTAAACTGATTCACCCCACAAACTCATAATTAAAACAAAATAAAAAATGGAAAAACTAAAAAAGTATCAAACGCAAATCTTTAATGTAATCACAATCTTTTTGATATTACAATTTGCTGTATTCCCTGGCTTAACGGCAGCCAATACTATTCTAAATATCTTAGCAGGTATTGGATTATTGCTATTAGTAGTTTGGGGTGGATTGGCATTGTATGATTATGTACGAAGCTCAGAAGGTTTAGTGGATGTTAATGAATTAAAAGAAGCTGAGCAAATGGTGAAAGAAAAGCCTAAAACAAAACGCAAACCAAAGGTGACGAAATCCGAATTTCCATTACCTCCACATCACCCAATTTCTAAAACTAAAACAAAAAAATAATATGGCATTCGAAAGTTTTGAAGAAAGGTATGCTCGCCAGCAAAAAGAGCGTGAAGAACAATTAGTACAATATAAATTAGAACAACAATTAAAAATTAAAAAAATGACAAAGTTAATTACAGGTGGTATCGTAAGTTTTTTCTTATTGATATTTTTATTTATGTCTTGTGAAAGAATTGATGCAGGACATGTGGGTGTTAAAGTTAATCAGTATGGTGATAACAAAGGTGTAAGTGATGTGACTGAAGTAACTGGTATGGTATTCTATAATCCAATTACACATTCAATCTATGAGTTCCCAACGTTTATTCAACACAAAGAATATACAGGCGATAATTCATTCGTAGTAAATAGTAAAGATGGTTCGGAGTTTCACGTATCACCAATCATTAACTATTCAGTACAAAGAGAAAAAGTTCCAGCAATTTTTTCTAAATATCGTAGAAGCTTGGACCAAATTGAGGAAGGTTTCTTAAAAACATCTGTGTTTGATGCATTCAGATTAGCAACTAACAAATATACGGCTGATGAATTGATTGGTAATCGTCAGGCTTACGAAGTAGAAGTTCGTAGAATTTTAGAAGGACAGTTATTAAAAGAGGGATTTATAGTTAATCAATTTACATCTAACTTAGTATATCCTGAAACATTCAAACAGGCGATTGAAGCTAAGAACAATGCAGTTCAAGCAGCACTAAGAGCAGAGAATGAAGTTAAAACGGCTGAAGCACAGGCTAAAATTAAAGTAGCAACGGCAGAAGGTAACGCTCAGGCTATGTTGACATCGGCAAAGGCTGAAGCTGAAGCAAATAGAATGAAGCAACAAACATTGACACCATTGCTATTACAATTAGAGTATGTAAACAAATGGGATGGTAAGTTACCTGTTTATGGTGAAGTACCACAATTATTTAGAAACATTCAAAAATAAAAAATAATACTACGGAAAATGCTTGGTAATATCGGGCATTTTTCGTATATTTGTACAAATTAACAATTAAACACGGAGGAAACTATGAAATGTATTAAATGTATTAAGGTAGCTAAAGGCTATGAGCTAGATGAAATTCGTAGAGTGGATGACATTGAAGCAGATGAAAAAGTAAAGGTAGGATACTGGAAGTTCGTACCAAAGAGTGAGTGGAAACTTGCAACTCGTAAAGTGAAAGTAGCTGATGTAGTAAAAGAACCTGTTGAGGAACTTTCAATTGAGGAAAAAAAGTTAAAACGTAAAAAGAATGACAAAAAGTAATAGCAACAAAATAGTTGAATTGTATCCTGAAATGTTTACATTCAAAACAAGAGAATATAATCACAATATATTTGAGAAAGCTTATAACAAAGTAATAGGATTTGTACATAAGCATTTCAAATTCACACGTTCAATAAACTATATACAACAAACAAATCCATATCAGTATTCATTTGCTGTTGGTGATGGTTGGTATAAACTTATTTATGAATTAGTACATGAGGTTAGAGTTAATGACCTAAAAAAAGGCGATTGGGTTACAAAAGCAACTCAAATAAAAGAAAAGTTTGGTGGATTGCGTTTTTATGTAACAGGTACATCAGATAAGAATTGGGCACTGATTAGAAACGCTGAACAAAAATCTTACGCAGTTTGTGAGGAAACTGGTTCGGAGGTTGAAGTTGGAACTTGGAATAACGGATGGATTAGAACTATATGCCGTAAAGAAGCACTTAGAAAGTTTTATGATTTAAGTGATAAAGGTGAATTGAATGGTAAGCGATTTGAGGATTGTTGGAAGCCAACGGAAAAATCAGAAACGATAGTAACCAAAAAGAAAAAATAATGAGTTTAGCCCAAAGAGAACTTGGAGAAACTTTTAGAAAGGATGTCAAAAAAGAAATGAGTTATAAACACATAGAAGTAATTAGATTTGATAATGCTAAAATTAGTGTTAAAGAATACATAGGTGATAGGGTATTACAGCCGGTAGCATATCAGCCCGCAATTATTAAAATGATTGGAGCACGATTGTTAGTTATAAACCCTGATAATCAAGAGGAGTATTACGATTGTAGGTATGAGGATTGCACAATTAAAAGAGTAAACGGATGAGAAAGTATAAAACACAAATACTAGCAGCAACGGCTTCAATACTTTTTTGGATGTTATGTTATAGTTGTACCGCACAAGCACAAACAAAAAAACCATTACCTACATTGGATTCATTACCATACCTAACTGCTGATAGTACATTAAATAACTTTATGTTACATTGGATAGGAAAACCTTATAAGTTGGGAGGTAAAACTGAAAAGGGAATCGATTGTTCACAATTCAATAAGAGGTTATATATCGATGTGTATAAATTGAATTTGGAAAACGTATGTTATAAACAATGGGCTCAAACAAATAGAGTACCAAAAGATAGTTTACAAACAGGTGACCTATTATTTTTTAGAAGTAGACAATCACCAAGTGGATGGCATTGTGCAGTTTACTTAGGTGAAACTATGTTTGTACATGCAGCTAATAGGTATGAAGGTGTAAAAATAAGTTCAATGTTAGAACCTAACTATAAAAGAGCATATAGAGGTGCTGGTAGATTATTAAAAAAATAAATTATGAAAGAAAAATTAACAAAAGTATTGGAAACAATTGGATACCTTATAGTATTTGGATTTGGATTTTGGATATTGTATATGGGATTCAGAATGTTTTGGGTATTCTTACAAGCAATTTTAAAATAAAACAATATGATAGTATGGATTTTCGCAATCATTGTATTAGCAATAGTTGGTAAGCTAATTTACGATGTACAACAAAACAAAAAGAAACCAACACAAACTGAAACTGAATTTGCGGATAAGGAAGCATTTCAAAAATTAGCAGGAATTACACCAGTAAATCCAAACGATGAAATACGCGAAATCTTAGTTAAGAACAATGTTATAGGTAAACAACAAATTATTGATGCATTAGTAAAAGCAGCTGAGAATAGTGAGTTCCCACCATCGGATGAATCAATCAATGTACGAACTACAAAGATAGCTACAATTGATACAAACTTTGGTAGTGATAATGACCCATTAGCATCAGTACCAATGAGTAGGGTATCTAATGAAGCTAAACAAAAAATGGCTGAAATTGCTAAAGAGGACATCACTAAACAATTAGAACAAAATGCTGAAAGGTTTGCAACATTAACTGATGACCAAAGGTTGGGTATGGAATTTGTAAAACCAAAAAGAAAATACACTAAAAGAAAAACATCTGCAAAATGATTGATGATATAATTGTTATTGATGATGTAGTACCAAACGATATTCAGAACAAAATTGAAGATTTGTTTACATCTTCAAAATTAGCTTGGATATTTTTTAAAGATATAGCATTACCGGCATCTGAAATAAAAAGGTTAGGTATAACTCAACTTACACCCGGTATAGCATGTTATATAAAACAGGATACTCCTAAATTTATTAATGAGAATCTTCTAAGAGAGGTCAAAGTGATTACGGATGAAGCTTGTAGAAAGATTGGTAAGGAATGTAAAGAAATTTATAATGCACGAAGTTTCATGCATTTTCCATTAGCTACTGAATTAAGAAAAGAATATGATAACATTCATGTTGATGTTGGGTATGAGCATTTGGTTTGTTTATATTATGTAAACGATTCCGATGGGGATACATTTTTATTTGATAGAACTATAAAGGATGGCCCTATACCAAAAGATACGAAACCAGTTATTGTAAAAAAAGTAAGTCCAAAAAAAGGTAGAGTAGTATTATTTAATGGTAACCGATACCATTCAAGTTCGGGCCCTACAAAAGATGTTAGGGTAATTATAAACTTTAACGTAAAAATATAAAATGAGTAACGAAACATTTGAATTAGCAAAGCCATTGGCAGACAGAGTACTGATTGAAAAAGAGGAAGTACAAACAAAAACAATAGGAGGTATCATTATTCCAGAAACAGCTAGGGCTGAAGATACTAAAATAGGAATGGTAGTTTCAACCGGACCGGGTGTGTTTACAAATGATGGGGTGCTTATCCCAATGACGGTAAAAGTTGGGGATAAAGTAATGATGCCTCAAATCGGAACTGCACAAACAGTGAAACTAAACAATAAAGAATACTATTTGTTTAGAGAAATGGAATTATTAATGGTTATAAAATAAAAATATGGCAACAAAAGTAAAAATAGAAACAGCAAAAGGTGTTATGATAGCAGAGCTATACGATGAAACACCAATAGCATCCGGCAACTTTAAGAAATTAGTTGAGCAAGGATTCTATAATGGATTAAATTTTCATAGAGTTATACCAAACTTTATGATTCAGGGTGGATGTCCAAACGGTAGAGGTGATGGTGGTCCTGGTTATAAAATTCAATGTGAAGTTAATGCACCAAAACAATTTCACGATAGAGGTGTATTAAGTATGGCACATGCCGGTAGAAATACTGGTGGCTCTCAATTCTTTATTTGCCACAATAGAGCAGGAGTTGCTCATTTGGATGGTAATCACACTTGCTTCGGTAAGGTGATTGATGGAGTTGAGGTGATTGATTTTATTAGACAAGGTGATACAATACTTTCAATGGAAATAATTAAAGAAGCAAACATTTAATTATGAATAGATACCACATTTTAGTTATAACAGGGGAATCTTATATGAATCGTAAAGTTGAAGCAGATGGAATATCTTGGTCAGACTCAGGTCTTTACGAATTTTGGAAACGAAATGAGCAGGGTAAAGCAATTGGAATTGCATATTATCCAGTTAGTAAAACAATTATTGACAGCATAGAATTTAACATCGAAGAAAATGATTGAGTTAAAAGAATGGATTGAGGACGGAATAACTATTCGAAAAACAAATGAGGGGTATCGGGTGTTTACAATACCTACTCAGCACTTTGATGTTAAAGAGTTGGACGAATTAACACCAGACAAATTCAGAGAAATGGTTTTGAAGCAAAAGCAATTTCAAGAACTACAAAATGAATTACTAAATGCAGCATTCGGTGAAAGGGTAGAAGCTGGACTGTTTAAAGATTTATTCAATGATTGATATATTTGGTTACATAGGTACTATATTAATACTGTATTCGTTTACAATAGAAAATATATACAAACTACGGCTGATTAATTCAATTGGGTCTGTATTTTGGATTATATATGGTATTGGTATTATGGCTGGACCTACTATAATAGTTAATAGCTGTGTATTGTGTATTCATTCATATTGGTTTATAAAAAATAGAAAAGGTATAAATGTTAAAAATAGAAAACCATAAAAAGTTATTAGGTAAAGAGCTGTATGGTAGTGGTAAATCGGGTTCCACTTATTGGAAAGTCGTATCTATTATGGAGCACTTAAATCATTATGTAATTTTTATAGAGCAACCAGATGTGGGATGGGAGCGTAAGGTAACACTACATAGGCATAGTCAAATGCAAACAATACCTAAATACAGATTAGAATGTGGGACAGAGTATATTCTATTAGTTACTGATAGTATTAAACAAGTGGATGTATTTACTAATTACTTAGAATCCTTTTTATAAATGAAAAAACAAAAAGCACAATTTCAAAAGATAGTAAAGGAATACAAAGATGCAACTCCATTGGAAATTTGGGAGGGCTTTAGGGATAACTTCATATTTGGATTCTTAGGAGCAACATTGGTTGTATTCATAGCAACTAAAACTGATATAGCAGTATTGGTTGGATACTTAACATATTACTTTTTTATGGGTAAGATTGTGAACAGACCTAAGTATGTGACAGATTTGGGTAAAATGATTGTATTTCCAATTCCATCTGCATTGGGAGCATTTACAGGCTATAAACTATCCTATGTACTTTTAGAATTAATCAAATCAATATAATGCCACATATACCAATACCACCAACATCCTTTCAAAGTAGGGGATTAACACAGCTAACAGGAAAAATAGTAGCAAATACGAATGGAGCTGTAAATATAGCACAACCGAATTCAAACATTGCTCAACAAATAAAGGATATAGCAATTGAGCAGGCAAAACAAACGGTAATTGAATTAATGAAACAACAAACCGAATTAAAGAAAACGGTCTTAACGATTGAAAACATTGATAAGATTAGAGGTGCAAAGTATAGTGAATGGCTTTCAGTTGGTGGTGTTAAAGAGTGGGACAACCATTATGAATTTACTTTATTGGACGAGAAGGGTTCGCAAGTTGAAACAATACTTTTACATAGAAAGCAGACATCAGATAAGAGGTATATAATGGAATACAATAATCACACACTTTGGGTAACTAAGGATAGGTTGGATACGATTGATGCGATTATAGAATGTATGAAGGAAATATAATATGCTCACAATAGAAAATATAAATAAGATTTGGAAACGTGACGTAGGTGAATGGCGTATTGGTAGAATAGAAACAAAAAATACAGCATACCTATTCCAATTATATATTCGTAATAGAAGGCATACAATACAAATCAATTTAGAAAGGACACCAATAGGTAGACAATATGAATTATGGTGTTGGGATATGCAAGATAATGGACAACCTTTACCACATGCAACTCCATTAAGGCGGATGTTGGATATGACAGAATTAAAAACAATGGATGGCTTGGTAAATCAAATGACAAAATTATTATCGTAATGCTAACAATAGAAAACTTTACTAAATTAGTGGGTAAAACATTTGTAATGCCGGATTTTACTCAATGGATTATATCCGAAGCAACTACTGATTTAAGTCCTGCTAGAAGGGATGCTAGGTATATAGTGAAAGTAAAAACACATGATGGTAGGGAGGTTACGTTTGCTTTATATAGGGATGTAACTAAAAAAGAGAAAGGGTATCGTATGTATAACAATGTACTTATGGATTATACGATTGTAAAGTTGGAATCGCTTGAGAATATGACATCGTTTTTTTATGTACTAAAAACACAATTACAAACTTTTAATCAAACAATATGAGTATAAACATAACACCGGACAATGGTAGGCTAACAATGAAGGGTAGCGGTTTAGTTACAATTAAAACTTCAATAAAGATTTACGGAACTGGGACTGAATTACCAATTAAGATAGTTGCAGATTTTAATAACATACCGCATAACTTACATTCTTTGTATTATCAATCCTTAATAAGCCATTATAATACCAATATAGTTGCACATAAAAATTTAAATGAAGTTGAGGACGAACCGAAAACCATTGAGGAAAAAAAGAGTGAATGGAGGTTGAATAGATTGGTAGAATTAATTAGTAAAATTATAAAAAAATAATATGAAACATAGAATCATTGAAAAAGTTTATATAGACCATTACGGTAAAGAGTATAACAAACATTACTACATACAAACACAAAAAGAATTTTTAGGATTTAAGTATTGGAAAACCTTAAAGCATACAGAGTGTGGTTGGGGTGATTGTTATCAGGCTACAACAAAATTCGCAGAACACAAAGATGCAGTAAAACATATTAAAGAGGTACTTTGTTTGGGAATTAAAACGGATAGGCATAAAGAAACCATTTACGATTATCAACAATGCGAACAATTAAAAAAATAGTATGGCAGAATTTAGAAAAACAATAACGGACAAACGTTTAGAAGATTTATCGGATAAAGTGCGAATGGGTACGCCGGTATCAATGAGTGAAGCATTAGAGGTTATTGAGTATCAGCAGATGTTAAGAAAGTACAAACCAACTTTAAAGGATAGGATTATTAATTTCTTTAAAATAAAATAGATGTATATAGAGAATCCCGAAAAACTATTGAGTACACCTATCTTTGGTACGGATGGACAATTGTGGATAGTATGTGAGTGTATTAGATTAGCCGTAGGTACGGATGGACCTACATACGAATTCAAATTAATAACGGATGTACCGGTTAAGAGTTCACCCAATCAGGTTTATTATAGTATGACAAAAGCAAGAAAGGAGACCGTAGAATTGACGTTATATAGAGTTCAACATGAAGGTGTTTTTGAATTGGTATGTAATGGGGCAGTGGAGCGTGGATATACAAAGGATATAGATACAATGGATAAATTTGTTTATAGATTAAAAGAAATGCTACCTACATGCTAACAATAGAAAATAGAGGGTATATAATAAGTGATTCGTTTTATGATAAAATGGGCATGTATTGGGTGGTGGATAAAATTATAGATAACACCGATGAATATCTAATCTTAATTGAAAATAGAAAAGGCCCAAAAGAATTATTTAGTTTGAAAAAAGAAAACTTATATGAGCTTGGGTATCAATTGGGTTTATTGGATGATAATAGGCATATCAATAAGAATATGTTTAAGGTTAAAACATACATACCAATTGAAACTATAAGTGATAAAAAGTTATTGGTAATGAGAATGGCTGAAATGATTGATACCGCATACGATATATAAAACAAAGTACATGCTAACAATAGAAAACTTTCAAAGATTAAAGGGTAAGGTAATCGGAATAACGGGATACTATGTAGAATCAATAAAGCCCGTTGGACTATTAGATATGAATAGTACTAAGCAAGGGTATTTGTATATGATTGAATTAACGAATAGAAAGCAATCCCTTATGGTCCAATTGAATAGGGAATCGGAAATGGTGAATGGATTAAGGTTATACGAAATGACATTAGGAGCAAATTGTAAACAAACCATAACTAAGTACGAATTAAGGAATATGAATAAAGTAGTGGACAAGCTAACTAAATTAGTATTAGAACAATATGTACCTTAATCCTATATTCATTCAGTATTCTCTTATATATCGTATCGGTGAATCGGAAATCGGGTCGATGGGGAATTTTTTTTGATAGCATAATATATATAGTAGTAAACTAAAACAAGCTAACTCACAGCTATACCAGTGAGAAACATAAAATTAAAAACTATGGCAATAGATTTTTCAACACAAACAGACCAATGGTGGATTGATACTTTTGAAAGGTACATTACCGGAGGGAACGCATTTGGTACAATAGCCGAAGGTGGATGGGATTCCATTAAAAAGCATTATGAGGCATGTATACCCGCAGGTGATTTTCCGGATAGGGAATTGGTGGATACCGGTAGGGAATGGATTATACGAGCTACACATCCCCGTGCAGGTAGGTTCAATTTAACGGTACAAAAGGGTGATAAAAGTTGGGCATTCGAATGGGAGGGAAACTAAACAATTTAAAATAAAATCAAAATGAGCGATACATACAAACAATTAACAATAGAGGAAAAAGAATCGGCAATCCGTATGGGCATAGTACCCGCAGGTGGCAATAGAGGTACAATTATATCCGTAATTCAAAATGTGTTAGAAACGGGATTTGATTGGAGACAAGATGGGGAAATCTTAACAATCGAACACCCGAACGGAGTCATAACGGTAAGTGGATTAAATGTACAATTCGTTTGGTCATAAAAAGCCGGACACGAATTCTACTAATCCCAGTATAAGAAACTAAGGTAAATAAAAATCAGTAAGGAATGTATAACGAATGGGGAATAGGCATAGGAATGGTAGGGTATATAGTGTACATAGTATCCCTGAACTGGATGTATATAAGAGAATACACAAAGGGAGGGAACGTAATCCGTAGGGGAGGGGAATGGCCTGATGAGAATCCGCAAGAATAGTATCCAATATAAGAGAATCCAATGAGCAATATAGATAAGATAAGGAATCGAATCGAAGGTTTACAATCCCTTCTCCAAATGAGTATCCGAATAGGTGAACCCCAATATACAAGGAGTATAAGGAATACCATAACGGAATACGAAAGGGAACTCAAAATCTTAAACGTACAACGAGCGCATATAAACGAAAACCAAGACTAAGGAATGATAATCCTAAAAGAAAACGAAACCATAAGGAGGGGTAAGGTAGTACAAATCAAGCCGAAACCACAAACGAATGCCAAAAAGAAAAAGAAAGTAGGTAAGGTATGGAGGCAGTATAAGAACCTGTTTTAGTATATAGTATAAGAGTATAACAAGCCATAAGAGTATAAGAGAATAACAAACGTATAAGAGTATAAAGAAACCAAAACAGCTTGTAAAATTGGCTGGGAATGTGGGCTTGAATAAGGTCCACATTTTTTATTTTGATACTGCCAAAACCTTAATTACAAAATCCGTCTATATATCAGGGTATATTGGTATGTTTATATTTTGATACTACAAAGGGATTCAAAACCGATGTGTGTCAGTTTTCCCACACCTTACCACTTTCACCCACTTTTTACCACAATGAAAATAAAATGGGTGTCAAATGATAGTGTAGTATATCACAATGTGACCCTATACGGATTCATTGGCAGAGCGCAAAATTTCTTGGGGATTATTTTTACACACTAGCTCATTTTTTTTCCACAAGCTTATCCACATTTGTGATTCACATTTGTATATTCGTTTAGGGGGTAAAGCTCTGATAACCAATAGCTTGTGCGTTACCGAAAAAGTTATCCACAATAGCTGTTTACAATTGTGAACGATTTAGGTGAGCTTGAAAAATTTAGGTTAGTCTAAATCTTATTTTTTAGGGTAGTCTAAACTATTGGTTATATACAACTTATGCTCCATAATATACAAGATAGCTGTTATATAACTTGTATTATGTTAAATAGCGCTGTACTATTTCGGGACCGCATTGGATTAAAAAAGTTATCCACACCCCCTTGACTTTATGGAATTTTTTTTGTATCTTTATAGGGTGGTAGGGCGGGAGCAGAGGTGCGTAACCGAGCCTGTATCCCAGCTCATTGAAAAACTTCTAATGAATTGGGGATTTCTTTGTGAATTTCGTATATCAAGACGATGGCGCATTAGAAATATGTTAATAAAATGGGGGAATTATTATGACGAAAAGCTTGGAATTCTCAGGAAATTGTTGTAACTTTAGGGTGAGGAGGGCGGGGTATGCCTTCCTGCGTACAGGCCCGATAAAAAAAGATTTGGATATGTGAGATTTTTTTCGTATATTTGTATTACAATAAAAGTATATTTATGAGAGTAACCAATAAACGTTTAGGTATGAAGTTCGATTGTGTCAAGCTTTTAAACTGGGCGGAGGAGCTCTTAGGGCCTTCGAAGTGTAAATCAATAGCATTTACTTGGGATTCGGAGGAGGAGTCTCTAGGTTGGTATAATTGGGATGAAACGATTTGGATTAATTTAGCATCCTGCAAACGAATGATTTCTGTCCAAAAGACTATACTGCATGAATGGACACATGCCCAGCAAACATTCCGCTGGTATAACCATTATCAAATGAAGTATGGATATAAGAACAACCCTTACGAAATCCAAGCACGAGATAACGAAAAGCTGGTTAAGCGAGCATATAAGAAAAGAAAATAAATGAGAGGTAAGAAAGTGGGCCCTGGGGAGCAAGTGGCTACGAATAGGGCAATGCATTGTAATATGCAACTATTCGAAAACGAAGCCGGTGAGTATTACCCTGTTGTGGAAAGGCTACCGCAACCTACGTTAGTAAGGGGTGAGTACCATCCAATAGGGAATAAGTTTCAGTATCCTAAACAATGGGGTAGAAAATATGCAGCTAAGGTACTATTAGAGAATAAGATAGCTGTCCAACAGGATATACTATACAGGGCTGAATTGGAATTGTCCAAGCTTCAGCGATGCTTAGATGGAATACAACAATGGTCAGATAGTGACGAATAAACCACACATATGTCAGAAAGTGAAATGATTCAGCGAGCCACCTTATTAGGAATGGATGAGGAGCTCATATCGTATGCATTACATATCCAAAGGCAGTTAGGTTCAGAAGGGGATACAGCCGATTGGTTGGATTGCTTGGAGATGGCCTACAACGAATTGATAGTCAATCGATAAAAAAATAATCGTTAAAAAGCTTGTAATTCTCAGGTATTTTTCGTAACTTTAAGGGTGCGGAGGGCGGGTAGAGCGCCTCCTGACCCTATATACCATAAGCTATTGACGCATAAGGGGTTATGAAATGTGGATAAAATGTTGATAACTTTTAAGGAAAAGATTTGGAATACTCGGGTATTATTCGTATGTTTGTTATGTAATAAAAAATGAGATATATGAAAGAGAATTTTGATTATGATTTGTTCGATTCTAAGATTGGTTATGATTCGTACAATAAGTTATACCTTATTAGGGTATATGATTTGTTAGTGTTTGAAATGAACACAAACCCTGCTCCCACTTGGACGGGTATTATGAGAAAGATGTTAGGTGATAATCCTAATAAGTGTGTACCATCCGGCTACTATTCATCCGTTCGTAGAAGTTTAAAAGAAATCGATGTGTGTAAATTCGATTCGGTTAAACGTTGTATGGTTAAAGGTTCGAATTGGGATAGGTTCGTATCTGATGAAGATTGGAGTTGGTTTATTATGAGAACCGGCAGTTGTGAGTATTCTGAAGTAATTAAATAATTTAACCCCTATATACAATGGAAAATTTTGAAGTAGAAACCAAACAGTTAATCGAGTCACTATATTTGACCGAGTCACAAAAGGAGCAGTTAGTACAGGCCCTTGAATGGGAAAAGGAGCTAAGCTGGTCCAATGGGTATGCCGATGCATGTGACCAGAATGGTATTGATTAACCCCTATATGTAACTCGTTGGTAATCAATGAGTTACAACTTTTTTAAAAATAATTGTCAAAATATTTGGTAGTCTCAGGAATTATGTGTAGTTTTACTATGTAATCAAAAGATAAGATATGAGAAAAATCACTAAAGAATCGGTCAACGCTTTCCTAATGGGAAAGACTTTCAACAAAGGTAATATGAGTGTGGTAAAGGATGGTGAGACCTTTAAGTTGAGGTTACATGGTAATACAATCGCTACAATCGATGAGTTGGGCGTACTAAGTGTATCGAACGCTGGATGGGCTAGTAATACCACAAAGGAAAGATTAAATGGTTTGCCCGGCGTAAGGGTTAATCAAAAGAACTGGAATTGGTATCTAAATGGCCAAGAGTGGGATGGTGGCTGGAAACGTATTAGTATTGTGAAGTAGTTCTTTGAGTTCAACTGCGAACGGTTGATAGGGGTTCGATTCCCTTCCGCAGTTCAAATATCGTTCTTTATATGGCGGAGTGACACACGCACCGAATTGGGATGAGAAAAATAATATCGGAAAGGGCTGCCTCCCAAGCTGATGGCCCAAAGGATAGGTGAAATTAAGTAACCCACTTACAGGTTTGAGTCCTGTTATAGAGAATGATAACAAAATTGATAATAAAAATAAAAGATATGGCAACTAAGAAAACAACAAAGAAATCAGTTAAGCCCGCTAAGAAGGCGGCATCTAAGAAAGCAGTGGCAATGAACATAATCAAGCATAAGAGAGTAGTAATGGAGTTGGTGGGTACGGAATCCCTTCCCGAAATGGTGTTTGTTTCAGCAGCGCCGGCATGGGCTAAGAGTATCGTAGGTAAGAGGTATGTAAACGAAACCCGAGCGAAAGCAGTAATCGAAGCCTTAGATGCGGAGAAGCTCATATCTAAGGGAGCTAAATCGGTCCTTAAAGAAATGGATGCGGCCGGTATCACCCCACTTGATGTAGATAGTATTTAAAAATAAATTTGGAATACTCGGGTATTTTTCGTATCTTTGGTATTCTATAAAGATAATGGGTAAGGACCACCCCATATTAAAAGTGGTTCAAAATAACAAAAACCTGGCGGTGAGAGAGGTCAACCGTAGTAAATTATGGCTAATAAGTCAAAAGCAGCAGCAAAGCGTGGAAACATCTATGAGACAGTTTCTAACAACATTCAGAAAATCACTCGTCCATCAGGTACTGTAAGTTACCGTGTGAGAGTAAGTGAAGATGGTGTAATGTATTCTCAATACGAAACATCATTGAAGAAAGCGAAAGCATTACGCAATAGCTGGGTAGGATAAGATACTAAGATAAGGGACTGGTGTATAACCGGTCCCATATCAAAAAAATCCAATATCACTATACTTATTAAAGTTACAATAAAGAGTAAACAATTTAAACAAACAAACAAAAGAAAGATGAAAAAAGTAATCGCAATTTTCGCAATCGCAACTACATTGGTAGCTTGTGGAGGTAAAGGTACAAACGAAGCTACAACTGATTCAACAGCAGTAGCGGTAGATTCAGCAGTAGTAACCGCTGATACCACAGCCGTAGATACAACAGCGGCTCCTGCAGTAGAAGTAAAGTAATTAGAGCAGGGTTAGTAATATAATTAAGGGTATCCTTTTAGGGTATCCTTTTTTTATGCCCAATTGCAGTAAATACCTCAGGCAGAAGACGGGTGCGGAGGCGGCTAATCAGTATAGGTAACTTGTAGTTTATACGAAATCTATACAAAATAACTTACAATATAGGTATAAACTATTAGTTATAAAACTGGAGAAATCTGGAATTCTGTTCCAGAACTGTAAAGTACTGATAATCAATCACTTACATATAGGGGATGGGTATATACATAACTCATTGATTATCAAGCAACAATTTTAAAAATAAATGGACTTTCTCTTGGATATATGGTAAAGACCCCCTATCTTTACTATGTAATAAATGATAAGAATATGAATAATCACTATGTTAATTTCGCCGCTAGTAAAATGAGTAATAACCCTAAGTTTGAGGTAATCGTTACCTATACTGACTTTATGGGTAGAATCCACAATATCGTATGTAAGTCCCGTCCGGCGTTAAAAAGGGCTAATGAGTTCTTAAAGATGTTCAAAACTGAATCGGTTAAGATTAATAAGATCTTGAGTGAGTATCCGGTTAAGATGGGTAAGTTCCCTAAAAAGTACCATTCTGAAATAAAGAACGAATTGGCTGTGGCTGGTTTCGGTTCGGTATCTAATTTCCTTATTAAGTAATTTAAACCCCTTATACTATGAATAGTAATACTCAAAAGTTAGTTAGTGTGTTTTCTCAAGATGAGTTATCCGCTTTAATGACAGCTGTGGCTGGTTATGTGAATACGAAACGTAAACAAGGTAGAAGTACCGGTACGGAGGTCCAAGCGTTCAATAAGATTGTAGATGCCCTATTGGTATCCAACTATCTAAACGCTGTGGAGGTGGATGTTAAGCCCGGTAGAGTGGGTGTGGCTGAATATAAGTTAGCGGAGGCGGCTGGACAGTACTAAAAGATTTTTTATTGAGAATCAATGAGTTACGAATTATAGGGAAAAAAATGTCCTAAAACCCTTGTTTATATCAGGGATTATTCGTATGTTTACTATGTAATAAAGATTAAGAGTTATGAAAAATTATCAGATTATCCTTACAGCCATCCTTTCTTTCGGAGTGGCTATCAGTATCCTTAATGGTACAGCCCAGCAGTATGTAACCTTCGCTGGTGAGTTGAACGAATTAGGATGTGCAGTTATCGCCCTTACTATGGGTATGTTATCTACCTTCGCCATCGATTGGAAAGGCTTCATTCAGTTTTTAAACAAATAACCCCTTACACTATGATTATTTCAGAATTGAATCTTACAGAGTTAGAATCTAAAGTACTTGAATCTTTTATTGGTGGCTTATACGCTGAGCCGGGCTTCTCCGATGTGGATGCCAACGATATAGCTAGTGACTTGGGTATATCCACAAAAATCATTAGAGGTGCATTGGGTTCATTAGTTAAGAAAGAAATCGTATCGCTGGATGAGAATGATAGCGGATATGTTATTATCTACCTTAACACAAAGTATTGGCCGTTAGTTAATGAGAATTGGGCTGAAGAAGCCAAAGGTTACCTATAATCCCCTAAAAATAATTTTATTGAGAATCAATGAGTTACGGGCTAGGGTCCAAAAATAAATGGGTAAACCCTTGTTTATATCCCGTATTATTCGTATGTTTACTATGTAATAAAAGATAAGATAATATGAATAGTGTTGAAACCCTCAAAGAAGCAATCACCGGTGTTAAGTTCACCCCAGCCCAAAAAGCCGTAGTATCTAAGTTGTTGGATGGCTGGATTATCGTAGTAGTTAATAGACACTACCTCAATGGTGGTGAATATATGTGGAGGACTCCTTATTCGGAAAACCTACAACACGCCGGTAAAGTATATAAGGCCTTTTGGAATGTGTTTTATGAAATCAAACGCCAGAAAGGTATCAAAGTAGAAACTAATTTATTTATTGTTTAAACCCCTTAATATGAGAATAGACTCAGATACCCTAGTCCTTATACGCTCCGAGTTTGGTGAGTTCGATGTATCACAAGTCATTGGAGGCTCAAACGCTATATACCTTCGATTTGGTTATTGGAGGCGAGTAAATGCCCGAAAGCTTCAAGACCTGATAGGTTCACATGCGGAGGTAGTGGAGGACGATATAGATGATGATGACTGTGGGACCCTATATTCCTACAAACTAATTTAAAAATAATTTTATTGAGTATCAACGAGTTAAGCCTCGAGCTCAAAAATAATTGATAAAACCCTTGTTTTACTCGGGTTTTATTCGTATGTTTACTATGTAATAAAACGATAAAGATATGAGTTATTTAAGATTCGACCGCCATCAGACCTTCAATAGTGAAATGATGGACTACCATTCAGATACCCTTAGAGCGGTAGAGGACTTCTATATGGACCAGAATAAGAGTTGGTTCAATGAGGTGTACAATATGTTATGTGGTATATGGGATGGTTACCTATATACTGACCTTTTGGAATCAGCTAAACAGCTAGGGCTTCCAACACATATCACCAACCGTATCGAATACACAATCAATTTCATTCAAAAATAAACCCCTTATACTATGAGTAACTTAAAAGTATCTATTGGTGGTACTATCTACCAAATCAATGAAAAAGCTTTCCGTAATACCGGTTACAATAAAGAGCCTATTACCCCTTACTTCTATGTATCCCATGCGGCGGCTGGACAGCTAGTTAAACAATTCGTTAAAAAGAACTATCCGAATGTGGAGTGTAGAGTATCCTCTAGCTCATTCGCTGGTGGTAACTCGCTGGATGTGCATGTGTGTAACCCCGATGGGACACCTATTCCAAACGCACAGTTCGAAGCTATAAATAATTTCGCTAATCTATTTGAGTATGGTAGATATGATGGTATGCATGATATATACGAATCATACGAAAACTCTGGACTACGGACTGATAATGGTACGGAGTTAAAGGCTGGTGTGAAGTATGTGAGAACGGAGAATAGACCGGCATGGGGCACCCCTCAATACGTCCTGAATGGGATTCGTAATGGTGAGTGTACTTGGGAGAGTATAGCCCGATACATAACCCCTAAAGTGTTGGAGCAGGCTAGAGCCCTGGCAGCTTAATCCCTCTTTTGGGTTTTTGGTGTATTTCGGTCTACCTACCTTCGAGGGGCAGGGGGGGACTGAATTACTTGGAACTCTGCGAATATTGCTTTCGCAAGACCCACGCCTAACCCTTTCACGTATGGAGCAAGACTTTTTCGGGTATAGGGTTTTTATAGGGTAAAGGTGACCTTAGGGTATCTTTCCTTATAGGTGTATATCAATTTAGCTGGATTCCTTTTAGGTAGGTTTAGACCCCCTTATTTTAACCCCTTTTAGGACCGGATGGGTATTTGGATGGCTGGATGATTTGAGGGGCTTAAAACGGAAATAAACCCTATAATATGTAAAATGTTGAAAACCAATGGTTTATAACTCGTTGATACTCAATAAAGAATTTTGAAAAAAAATGCCTAAAAGCTTGTTTATATGGGGAATTATTCGTAGTTTTACTATGTAACAAAAATTAAGATTATGGTATATGTTGATTCTTTCTTCCCTTCTCAATCAGAATGGGATATGTTTATGGACAGGGTACATAGTGTATCCCACTTTGTTAAACCTATTGATATATGGGTGGATGAAGTTACTAAGGTATCCTCTATTGATTATGATGAGGTGTACACATTCGTAACTATTAAAAATGGTGAGTTCGGAGAATCTAAGCGCTTCTTCCTTCGTAGTTGGGAAATCAATCCTAACCATGCTAATCCACATACAAAGTATTATATCGATGATTTGTATTCGATGGATTCGCTTAAACCTACACTTAGAAAGGATAGGACAAACATTATTAAGTTCATTCAAAATAGTATATAAAATATAAAACGTAAAATATGAAAAACAATGTAAATGGTGGTGGTGGTTCAAATCCTTACTTAGATGGATTAAAAGCTAAGGTAGAGGCGGATAAGGCCGTTTCCCTATTGAGTGGATACTTCAAAGGTAAGGTTATCCAATTGGGTAAGAAACAATTGTATAAGGTGAATACCCCTAGCCCTTTCTTCGTACTAATTACTTCTGCTCCATCTAATCTTAAATTGGATAAGGTGGTTAAGGGATTGATGAAGGAGCATGGTTCATTGCCCTTCTATATTATCTTCACCCGTACGTTGGCGGATTATCCAACCAACCCAAAGACAGTTCAAGCGTATTATTCTAAGTTGAGAATTATCAATAAGAGTAAAGGTAAGTTTAAGGGCTCTATTATTGGTATAGAGGAATTAACAACCCAATTGGCATCTATGAGAAAGGGAGAAAGAATTCCGTTGACTATAGATAGAGTTAAAGATGCTCCATCCGTATTGGGATTGGATTCATACATTAAGGAGAAATTCGGATTAACCCCTAAGACAACTAAATCTATTATTCAGGCTATTAAGAATCATTATAACATTATATAACAAATAAAAATTCAGATTATGAAAAGTTTTAAAATCAGAGAAGGTATCGTACATATTGATGGAGTACTATACGGACAAACCCCTACGGAACTAAAGGTTAAGGGAAAGGCAGGTAACATCCATTCTATTAACATTCCATCTAAAGGCCAATTCTTTCCTATCGGCGGAGAGTTCATCGATTCAACCCTAAAGGTAACGGATGATTCTACCGGCATTATGGAAGATACAAAAGGGAAACGTAAATCAAAATCTAAGTAACCTATGTTTGTTGTATTATTAACTACGTTCGCATTCCTATTGAATACCGCTGGTGCATTAGGGATTCATGCCTTAGTAGATGATAGCGTAAGGGAGAGGTATCTAAATAGTGTATGGGTTAAGGTCCTACTCCTTATTCCGCCTGTATCTATTGTACTTGCATTTATTACCTTATCCTATGGTGTGCTATTTTTAATATACTTAGCACTTTCAAATTATTTTTCAAACAATTAAACCCCTATACTATGAGTAGATATAACTATTTTAACGATGTCCAAGCTTATGAGGCTTTGGAAGAAAAACGGGCTAAGATTCAAATGGACCCAGCTTATCAACAATGGGTTCAAGAGCTGAGGATTTCGCAATCGTATGTAGAGCCGGAAGGTGCTATCAGAGCGAAGCTCCTCAATGAACAATATGATTTTTCTAGCAAAACGACTAAATCACCAATTTTGAATTTCTTAAAGCTGAAAGGATTATGGAGTTAATCATTGAAGGTTTACATAAGTTGATATTGAAAACCTTTTCGGGTAGAAAGATAAGCGATATAACTGTAAAGAATAGGACTAGAAAATCTATTCCTCAAGATACTGCTTATGTATTTACTATTAAAGAGTTACCTAAACCGCATCAATTTAAAATCAATGGTATGGGTAAGAGTTGGGAAAGTGAGCATGAGGTGTGGTTGAGTAAGTTTCCGAATGCGTATGGTAAGTATGAGATGTTCGTAATGGGATTGCATGGTGTGACTTGTTATGAGATGGAATTATTTGATGTTAAAAGCTTAGAGGCTTTTAGTTTAGTAATGAATGTAGTATTGGAAAGATGTAAAGAGTATTGGGTAAGTTTAAAGTAAAAGGTATGATAAGATATATAAAACGATTGTGGAATGGTATGGATGAGCAAGATAAGATATTAACTATCTATTTGTTATTTCTTGCGGTATTAGTATTCATATCCACATTCTAAAACGAACACCAAAATAATGAAACGATTAAACATTGAAAACTTTACGCTTATTAACCGAAAGGATACTGCTAACTTTACTATATTCAATCCCGAAGTAAAGGAGGATAGTTATGAGTTCCTATTTAAATTTAGAGATGGTAGGACTTCTGATGTAGGTGAAGTGGTTATTCAAAGAAATGAATCCCTATACAATCCAAACACATTTTATTTGGATGTACGTTGGAAAGAGCGTACTAACTCCATCTATTCCGAAAATGTGATATATGAGGTATTCGGAAAGAAAGTACAATTTTTTGAAAAGTTGGATGAGATAATATTAGGAAAATTAAAGCATATATAATGTTACAATTAGAAAACATACATAAATTAGATGGTAAATTAATTGGTGATTGGAAATGCTACTATGTTGGAGAAGAAGGTGAGTACTATCGTATCTTTTTTGATTCAATGACTACTACTGATATAAGAGCTGAATTCCGTTTATACAAAGAGGACCAGATAAAGGGATTATGGACATTAAGTGGAAAGTTGGATAATAAAGCTAACGTAGTGTCCGCATTACAAACCAATCCTATTAGAGATGTTCAAGCTCTTTCAATAGATGAATTAAGAACACCTGATATGTTTTGTGCGGCATTGGGTAGAAGCCTTTTCCAATTCAATGAAATGTTAAGGGTGGGTATTCCTACACAATGGATACCAAAAACATATAACACATCATCATTGGCTAGAAGGATTAACGGAGGAGGACATTCTTTTGGCGGACATCAAATCCCCAAACCTCCACCTATATCAGCACCTCAATGGTATGTTAAGGAAGAAGAAGTTAATATGCCTACAATGTGGGAAACTTTTAAAGAGATGGTTAAGTGGGATAAATGGATTAACATTCTATTCCCTATGAAACAAGCGATAGAGCAAGTTATACCTAAAAAGAAAAAGATAACCGCTAAAAAAGCAGCGTACTAATTATGAGATTAGATATAAAAAATATACATAAGTTAGTAGATTCGGAATACCATAAGAGTAGATTCGTATGTACTAATGCGATAGAAACGGAAACCAACTATCGATTTCAATTTCACGATACCCATTATGCTACATCAAGATACGTTTGGATTGAGGTTAGTAGAATCGGCCATCGGAATCTAATCGAAGATAAATGGGAGTATCGATTAAACTACCCAAACCACCCAATACATTCCGTAACTGCCGATTGGTTAGGGTTTCCACCTAATGCAGTAAAATTAATGGAAGATTGCTTACACTATTCACTATGAGTATAATGAGAACAAAAGGACAAGGAAACTTAGTTGTAAATAAAAATAGATTTTCTGGCAAAGCTATTATAACCTCCACTCCAATTAGCGCTGGGAGCTGGATGGCTAACTACTATCAACCAAATCAAACCCAAAAAAATCTTAACATCGACCCGAATCGGAAGTTGGTGATACAAAACTATGCTAAAGACTTAGGTAGTGGTGTATTTTGGGGTTGGGATATTATCTCTGCGGATGAAACCGATGAATACTATTTATTTCAATTAAGCCATAGACAGGATTCAAAGTTAAGGGTTTATATTACGTTGGGTAGAGAATTACAAGTTTCGAATTTAGAGAACAACCTATATCAGATGTATCAATGTTATATGCATGATGATTTAGGAGAATGGAATGAAACGATTTGGTTTGATTCGACTAATTTAAATCATCCACTATTTTGGGGAAGGGTAGAAACGATTGTAGATAAACATCATCCACTATTACCATTTTAATATTATGAATATGAACGAAAATCAAATAATGGATTGGTTGAAGTTAAATAAACCAGATGTTTATTATTTAGCTCTATCATCAACCAATTTAGTAAAAAACGGAAATGTAAGAGACTTAGGTAAATTGTATGCCGAAGCAAATGAATATATCCAAATAGATTGGATTAATGAAAATACAAATATACAAGTTATAAAAAGAGATGAGTTTGATAATAGTGTTACTGCCGATGGGTGGGATATAATTACATCTGATGGTTTGTTAAAGATTCAATCAAAGTTACGATTTGGTGGACTTCATATAGAACAAACACGAAGGAATACAACAAACAATACTCTTAATAATAGAGCAAACTCTGGATATATTAGATATGCTATTGGTGAGGCTGATGTTTATTTGTTTAGTAAACCAAAATCGTTAGAACAATATACTGATATTAAAAATTGGGATATTATAGCCATACCAGAACAAGAACTTATTGATTCAAAATGTCCTGGCTTTTTATATAAAAGTGTTCCTAAAAAGATATGGACTAAATGGATTGGTAAAGCTAAAGATGTATTGGAACAAACTTATAACCTTAAACAAAATGCTAACAATAGAGAATTATAAGAAGATAAAGAATCGTTGGTTTGGAGATTGGCAGATTGGAAAGATTTTGGAAGAAAAATCTTTTTACGCATTGCAATGTTTTCATTCAAGTGGAAAACGTAGTATTACAATAGTTATATTTAGAGATGAAACAATCGATACAGAATTCAACGAAACTGCATATAAAATATCTTTATTAGAAGATAGTAAAGGAATTAGTGATGCTATTGAAGATATTATTTATAAAGCAGTTTTAGAAGATATGGAATTATTCGGAGAATCATTAGTACATTATTTAAATACATTATAAAATGAAAAAAGAAAAAGCAGTTATAGTTAGTGGGTACTTTAATCCCTTACACAAAGGCCATTTGGATTTGTTTAAGAAAGCGAAACAAATGGGTGATAAACTTTGGGTAATCGTTAATTCGGATTTCCAAAGAGAATTAAAAGGTTCATCGGAATTTATGTCCGATACTGAGCGATTGGAAATAGTTAAGGCTATTAAGTATGTTGATTATGCATTGGTATCATCGGATAGAGATAGAACACAATGCTATACTCTACAACAATTTCACGATATGTTTTCCGATAGATACGATTTAATATTTGCGAATGGTGGTGACCAAAATAATGATACAATACCGGAGAAAGAAGTGTGTGAACGTTTGGGTATCGAATTAGTTGATGGGTTGGGTGATAAAATACAAAGTAGTAGTTGGTTATTAAAAGGCAATCTTATCAATCAAACAAAAAGATATTTTGAATTATTTTCAACAAAGAATGTAAAGGGATTGGAAAACGAAATGTATTCCGATAATGTACATCTTAGAGATTGGAATGGTGAGTGGAAAGGTAAACAGGCTGTTTTGGAAATGAATGAGAACCTATTCAATAATGATTTTACAATCAACATAGATAACATTAAGCAAGCAGGTTCAACTACTATTACTACATTTACTCTACATATTGCTGATACTGAATATAAAGTTGTAGATATTATAGATTGGGATAATGATGGTAAAATAAAAACAATCTTTGCATATAATGGATAAAAAGAAAGGGAAGTAATTACACTTCCCTTTTTCTTTTGAATACCTTGTGATTTATTATAACTTATTAGAATTTAGTTCCACAATGTGGGCAGAACTTAAAAGAATCTTTCTTTCTTTTAGCTCCACAATTTCCACAATAGTTTACACTTACTTCTTCGGATGTATATTGTTTTTGTGATGTTGGTAGAATTTGCCAAGCCACATTCCAAAACGAAAACGTATTGAATGTTTTGTTTGTATGTTGGAATGTTTGGTCAGAACCACTACCCTTTTCAGTTGTGCCGGTTTCTACTTTATTAGATAGGTTTCTAATGTTTGGACCTGCTAGAGTATTTGTTGAAGTTAAACTGGCATTATAGAATGTGCTTGTTGTTGTAGTACCCGATGTTAAATTGAAATTCCCACTACCACCTGTTGTAGTAAATGTTATTGGATTTCCATTAACTGTTCCGTTTGAATAAGTGTAAGTATTCCCACCCCAAATGTTTGTAGGTTTGTATTCTGAATAGAACTCAATCTCCACATATCCGTTGTTTCTAATCGCATCCTGAACTTCTGAATTGTTTCCATTAACTACATAGGTTGAGAACTTAAACTTATCAGGAGAATCCAAAAAGCGTTCTAAAAACACTCTTTCACCCCTTCTAAGAACTATACCACCACCGGCAATATAATCGCCATCTATTTTGATTTTAGCCAATACTACTTCTTGTGTAGGATTGAATAATTCAATTTCGTATTCATCTCCATCGGAGAGATACACTTGTCCATCAAATTGTTTGATTCTTTTTTTGCCTTTAGTTACGAAGGCTTCTGGTCTTTTGGAAGCAGACCATGTGTTTGTAATGTTGTACATAATTGTCTTGTTTTTGTTTGTTTATTTAAGCCTTTATTCGTTGAGGGTTTTATTTTCAACTCAAATGTTTCTAAGAACACTAAAGGATTAACCACAAGGTTTCAATAATATATATTAGCTAAAAATATTTTTGTACAATTTAAAGAACCTTTTTTAACATATTGGGAAAGTCCAACTTTTATTAGATTCTTACAATATATGTCTATATTTATATTAAAATAATATAATATATGATAAATTTACTTATAGCACTTATACTAATATGTGGTACATTTGGAGCTACAATTTCTAAAACAACAAAAGAATATGGATTCCGTAAACAAAGAGAACATACCGAACCATTAAAGTTGGATTAAACTAATTATGGTATTAGCTGTATCATTATTGATTGGTACTTTAAAATAATTTACATCATATCGTTCAAGCATTCCAATAATCTCTTTATCAATCTGCATACTTTCTTCTAAGTTTTGAAATCTACCATCCTCTTGATACATTGATGGGTCTCTTTCTAAAACTATATTAAGTGAATCATAGTGTTGGTGTAAATCAACAATAAATTCATCAAACTTATATCCATAGAACATAGCAGGGTATTCGGGTTCTTCATTGTATCTATCTTTGTATATCAATCCAAATAGTATCGGAGAATCAACAATAATATAATCAACTTGTCCATATAGACGTGATATATTACGATGTTGATTTGCTGTTATATAGAATTGGTCTTTAACTGCATATACATTCCTTTCCCATGCTTGTAACTTTGGAAATTCATAAGGCATCTCTACATTGTATCCTGCCTTTTTCATTTCATAATATAACCCCGCTGCTTGTGTTGATTTTCCGATGGAAGGTCCACCAAATAGATTTATAATTTTACTCATTTTGTAAAGGTACGAATTTTTTATTAAAGGGCAAAATAAAAGGGGAGTTTTTATTCTCCCCTTTTTATTATTAATTAAATAGGTATCTAACACCTAATTGAATTTGGAAACGAGAACCAAATCCTACATTATCTCTGAATGAATCGGTGAATGGAACTTTATTTCTACCATCCAAATAAGGGAATGAGTAGATAGGAGTTTTACCATCCGTATCCAATTTAACAAAGTTAAGCGGAGTCATAGTTGTTGGGATTTGTTGAATACCTAAATCTTTACTAATCAAATTAGTGAAGTTGTAAATATCAGCTGTAAATCTCAATGTATGTTTTGATTCTTTTACTTTGATATAGAAATCTTGCGTAAAGTTCAAATCCATCCTATGAACCCAAGGTAATACCAATGCTTGTCTTTCAGCAAACTCACCTCTACGAGAAGAAAGGTATGGGTTGTTTGAAATGAAAGCATCTAATTGTGACCATAATTCTGATTGTGTTCTTGTATCAACTACACCACCTACTGCAGATGCGTTAGTTAATTTGATTTGAGATGCATCGGCCGGAACGAACATTAAATCGTTACCATTGAAACCATCGTTATTCAAATCACCTGCGTATGTGTAAGAAAGAGAA